ATTGTGGAGTACAAACGGGGTTTGGTCGCGTAGCAGAATACCTAATCCCCGCGCTGGCGGAGGAGCACGAAGTGCATGTGCTTGCAGTGAACTGGCACGGCGATCCCTCGCCCATGCAAGAGCATTGCAAGATGTACCCAGCGATGCCGCACGGCTCCGATCCGTTTGGCTCCCATCGCATTGCCGATATCATCAACAGGGTGAAGCCTGACCTTGTGTGGGTGACGAACGACATTTGGATTGCTTTGAATTTATGGGAAAAAGCAAAGCCTCTGAAGGAAAGCATCGGCTTTAAATGGTTCGTTTACACTCCCATTGACTCTTACGGCTTGCTCCCAAATCTGGCTGCTCCAATGATGGAATGGGACGGCTTGGCAAGCTACACGGAATTTGCCAAGAAAGAGCTGGAGATTATGGGCTATACCAAGCCCATTCGCATCATTGGTCATGGCACGGACTTTGCAAAGTTCTTTCCCATGGACAAAATGGAATGCCGCAAGGCTCTTGGTGTGCCAGAAGACGTGTTTATCGTTTTCAATGGCAACAGAAATCAGCCGCGCAAGCGCATTGATCTGACCATCAAGGCGTTCATTAAATTCGCTAAGGACCGTGATGATGCACGTTTGTGGCTCAATATGGGAAGCAAGGATCTTGGCTGGCCAGTTATTGATTTGTTTAAGCGCGTGGCACGTGACGAAGGTTACGATCCCACGAGCAAGCTTATTTTGACAAGCCCGCATTTTTCAGTGGATAACTGCCTTTCCATTGAACAATTGAATCAAGTGTATAACGCTAGTGATATTGGCTTGAACACTTGCATTGGCGAGGGATGGGGGCTTGTTAATACTGAACATGGTGCAACTGGCGTGATGCAGCTTGTACCAGACCATACAAGCTTGGCTGAAATCTTTGATGAACTGCCGCGTATTGAATGCAATGGCAGTGAAACCGACAGGAATTATGGTCTTGAGCGTATGCTGCCCGATCCTGAATGTGCCGCGAATCTGCTTGATTACTACTACACCAACAGGGACATTCTCAAAAAGCATGGACAGTGGTGTTACAACCGCCTGCATGAAGAGCCTTTCACTTGGCCCTACATTCAACAGCAGCTTAAGGACGCAATTAAAGAAACGCTTGAGGCCAAGCCTGCAGCGCCAGAATTCAAAGGCTTTGGCAGTCCCGCAAAAATCAATTGATAGCCATGCAAATTTCACAAATTTTTCTTTCCACCAATCCATCGGAAGAGCTTAGCCCTTTCCTGAAGCATGCCACTGGCACCATTGATGCTTGCTTCCCAGAAGCTAAGCACGTTATTTACAACAACGATTCCCTGCGTGCTTTTATTGCTGACAACTATGAAGAGGATGTGTTGTGGGCATATGATTGTTTGCAGCCATTTTCTTACAAGGCCGACCTTGGACGGTTTTGTTTGTTGAACAAGCTTGGCGGATGGTATTTTGATATTGGCGTGAGAGCATTTAATGCTGTGGACCTTGGGGATCGCATTGAATTTTTAGCTTTCCGCGATATTCAACGGTTTAGTTTTACAAGCTGGGCATGTGCCACTACTGTGCTATTCTCAAAGCCGGACAATAAGGCTTTGCAAACTGCCATCGAAATGATTGTGGCGAATTGCAAGGAGCAATACTATGGCATTACGCCATTGTGCCCTACTGGTCCCACGCTGCTCGGCAAGGCTCTTGCTGCGAATGGAAGCCAGGTCAATTTTGTCTATGGCGACTATTTGGAGCTGACGCCCACGCACGGGCAAAAAAACCGGGCTTTTGTCTTGCCTGATGGTACCATCATGGCTTGGAGCAAGCCTGCAGGTGGTGGCGACCTCACTGGCCTTGGCGCTAAGGGCGTTAACAACTACAACCAACTCTGGCAAGAGCGGAAGGTCTATGGAGTTGTCTGAGAGTACAATTTATGCCGTGTGCATTCCAGGCGAGAAAGTGCGCTACACGGCGCGTTCTAGCATTGTTCCCATTATGGGAGGAGCGTGTCGCCTAAAGGATGGTGAACGCACATGGTTACGCTCTGAGGGGTATCAGTTTGATGATGAAAACGCTTTCTGTTCTCCATTGAACGACCGATGGGGAGAACTTACGTGTATCCATTGGATGATCAACAATGCCAAAGAGCAAAACATTGGCAACGCTCAGTATCGACGCAATTGGCTGGAACCGGAAGATCAATGGTACGAAGATGACGTTTTGTACGTGCCAGAAGCTGCAGAGTTTAGTTGCTCGCTAGAGCAACAGTTTTATGGAGGGCACAAGGACTTTGACGCCCCTGCCATTTGTCGCGAAATTGCTACTACTGGCAAATGGATTTTCACCATGGAAGAGAATGAAGCGATTTGGGCCCAGAATCGCTTCATTGGCTGCAATATGGCGCGAGGTAGCAATCAAAACTACAAACAGTTTATGACAGTACTATTTAATGCTTTGATTCCCATCTGGAACAAGCACGAGAAACAGTTCATGAAAATCCAAGGCTATGACAAGAGGGCTTTGGCCTTTATTGCTGAACGTATCATTACTGGTATGGTGCTTTATCGTGACAAGATCCTGCCTGGCATGAAAATTGCCACGGCTCCCATTGGTTTCATTCCGTAATGGCCCATCGCGAACAAGGTGAATATATTGCTTCAGTGAAAGAGCGCCATCCTCAGTTTTTCAATGGAGGGCGCGTGCTGGAAGTGGGGAGTCTTAATATCAACGGGACAGTGCGAAGCTTCTTCAATGCAGATGAATACATTGGCTTGGATGTAGGTGAAGGGCCTGGGGTGGACGTGGTGATGAGCGGGCATGAATACAAGAGCAGGCATAAGTTTGACTGCGTTATCTCCTGCGAATGTTTTGAACATAATCCATTTTGGAAGGAGACGTTCTTGAATATGGTGAAGCTTTGCCGTAGGGGCGGGCTTATTATTTTTACTTGCGCCACTACTGGACGCCCCGAGCATGGCACTGAACGTACAACGCCTCAAGATAGCCCTTTAACCATTGCGCAGGGTTGGTCGTATTATCTCAATCTCACGGAGGAAGACTTTGCTTCCATTGATCTTGGAAGCTTGTTTGCGGAGCATTCTTTTGCCGTGAACGAGAAGGCTTGCGATTTGTATTTTGAAGGCATTAAAGCTTAGACTGTAAAAAAATCTTTAGGGCGATGACCAGCAAAGAAAAGCAGGCGAAAATTCGTCGTGTAATGAAAGAATATAAAAGTGGCATTTTGAAGAGCAGCAGCGGTGAGAAGGTGAAGAGCCGGTCTCAGGCAATTGCCATTGCTCTGCAACAGTCTGGTATGAGCAAGAAGGACAAGAGCGATGCTTACTGGGATGCGTATGTGATTGAGATTGAAAAGGAAGAGCCGGAAGAGGAAGAAGAAGAGGAGGAAGAGGAGGATTCCTTGGGAAAGGACTGAGGGGAGACGCTGAAAGTTTCTCCCCTCCTGCTGCCGTGCGAAGCGCTGCACGTCGCGGTTTGGAACTGCGCAAGAAGCACGGCAAAGGCGGCCTGACAACACAAGAAGCTGGCAAGCAGGGCATTGGCAGTGGTGTGGCCAGGGCTACGAGCTTGGCCAACGGGGAGAAAGTGAGCTATGCCACTATCAAGAGGATGGCAGCATTCTTTTCTCGCCATCGTAAAAATAAGAGCGGAGGAGAAGATGACGCGGGATTTATCAGTCACAATCTCTGGGGAGGTGATGCGGGAGAGTCCTGGGCTCGTCGCATCATTAAGATGGTAGAAAGTCGCAATACAAGCCAATGAGCGAATACGTACGCGTCATCGAGCAAGAAGATGAAGGCATTGGCGTGATGCAGGCTCTCTCTATTCTTTCTGCCAACGAACATCGCAATACTTCACGATGGGAACTAGTGGAGAAGCAATGCTTCAAGAACGGACGCCTCGACGAAACCCACATTTATGTGATGAGCGTTTACGAAAAACCTGATGAACATTTTGAGCCCACTAAGTTCCTTACGTTTGAGATTGAGGCCATGGCCAAATCATACGTGATGGAGGGCATTGAAGCTCAGCTTGCGGATATTCGTGGCGATGATGATGGCGACGAGGATTAATCTCTTCGCGTGTTGAGAATAAATGAAGGGTAGCCCATTAGCCACAATACGCTTATTCCATAGAGACCACTGAGAGTACGAATTTGCACGCAATCAGGAGCGAGTTCAGCGCGTTCCATTCGTGAATAAGAACTCTGGCTTGTGTGTAAAGCCTCTGCAACGTTCTTTTGAGAAAGCCCGCTATTAAGGCGGGCTTCTTTAATGCGAGAAGCAATGAGAAGGCGAGCCTGTTGATGAGGCATTTTAAGCACATCGGCATTGCTCTTCTTGAGGAACAACATTTTCTCAGTCAGTTCTGAATAGTAGTTTTTATAATAAACTATGTTTGTTGGTAAAGTGAATGTATGAGCACCACATCTTGCCGATACGATTTCTCTCCCATTGAGAAGTATGAGGTGACGCCCGAGGGTTATCTTCGGGCTTGGGCCTCGATTGCTCGCACGGGAATTCAGCTCTATACAGACGCTGATGGTTCCGTGCGTCGTGAATACAGGCCTGAAACAGAAGTGGCGTCTCCCGATAGTCTTGCTTCCTTTGCGGGCAAGGCAATCACTTCTGAGCACCCGCCAGTCCTTCTAGATGCCGACAATACTAAAGACTACCAAGTAGGATTTAGCGGCACTGAAGTGGTGTATGACAATGGTTTTGTCAAGGCTGTGATGACAATCACGGACCAAGACACCATTGAGCGCATCATGCAGGGCGATGCTCGTGAGGTAAGCGCTGGCTACAGGGTTAATTATGATCCAACGCCTGGCGTTACTGATAGCGGTGAGCATTACGATGGCATCCAAAAGGAAATCCTTGGTAATCACATCGCCGTTGTTCGTCGGGGCCGCGCTGGCCCGCAAGTGAAGCTTCATCTTGATCGCCAAGATGCCGCTGATCCATCTTTAATCCCCAATAATGAGGATCCATCTATGACTGCAAAAGTCAATTTTGATGGCGCCGAGTTCGAGGTGAGCGAGAGCGTTGCTCTGGCGATTACCAAAGAACGGGAAGACGCCAAAATGTCCTACGAGGACATGAAGAAAAAGTACGACGCCATGATGTCTGAAGCTTCCAAAATGAAGGAAGAAATGGACGCCATGGAGAAAGAACTCAAGGGCAAAATGGACGCTGCCGAAGGCCGCGCCGACGCCCTGGCTGAGCAAGTTGAAGAACTCAACACTGAGCTGGCTGCTGCCAAGGAAATCAATCTTGATTCCATGGTGGAAGAGCGCGTGGCTCTCATCGAGAAGGCCAAGCCCGTTCTTGATGCTGCCTATGATTTCGCTGGCAAAACTGCCCGCGAAGTGATGGTTGATTCCATCAAAGCAGTGCGTGGTGACGAGCTTGATCTCTCCGAGAAGAGCGACGACTACGTGCAGGCAATGTTTGACACTCTCTCTGAGGGTCGCAAAGATTCTGCCACCACTGATGAGCTGCGTAAAGCCGTAGCTTCCATTGCTTCTCCCATCTCTGCTCCTTCGTCCTATATGGACATGCTGCAGAATGCTTGGAAGAAGCCCCTTTCCATCTCCAAGGAGGCTAAGTAATTATGGCCGTAACTTTCTCTGCCTCGGGCTCCCCGACTGCTGGTGGTGTGCAACAGACTTACGCTCTGGAGCATGACGCACTGCTGGAAGGTCAACTGTCCGACATTCGCAACAACACTATCATCACCCGTGTGAATGAGACTGCTGTCGTCATTCCTTTTGGCAACGGCGTGGTGTATGACAGCACTGGCACTGGTGGCCTTGGTGCTAAAACTCTTTCCGCTTCTGGCGACACTTTCCTTGGCGTGAACGTCCTCACTTATGTGGACGAAACCGCTCTGGATGCCAATAGCCGTCCTGGCGTGAAAGTGGATCAAGCCATGAACGTGGCTTCCGAGGGTGCAGTGGCTGTGTATGTGCATGGTGCTGTTAATCCTTCCACTGTGGTTCGCGTTATCCACACTGCTACTGGCGTGAAGTACGCTGGTCGCTTTAATAACGCTGCCATTGCTGGCAAAACTGCCGTGCTTTCCAACGCTCGCTATCTCACCACTACCACTGGTGATGGCGTGGCCATTCTGGAACTGAACGGCCCTTCGTTCACTCTCACTGGCGATTCTTGATAGGAGGCTCTTAACAATGTCTGAATTCCGTATGGATGATGCGGGCCTGTTCCTTGAGCGTCAGCTTGAGCACATTCGCCCCCAAGTTTTTGAAGTGCAGTATGCGGATATTAAATATCCGACTGTTCTGCCCGTCACTGCTGAAGCTGGTCCTGGCGCCCAGACCTTCACCTATCGCATCATGGACTCCACTGGTGAGTTCCGTCTGATTGCGGACGCTGCTGATGATCTGCCCCGTGCTGACATCAGCCAAGTGGAGAAGAGCATCAACATTCGTTCCTTCGGTGGTAGCTTCGGCTATACCGTGCAGGAACTGCGTGCTGCTCAAATGGCCAACATCGCTCTGGAGCAGCGTCGTGCTGCTGCTGTGCGTCGTGCCTATGAGGAGAAAGTGGAAGACGTGGCCTTCTTCGGTGAGAGCACCGTGGGTCTGTCTGGTTTCTTCAACAACTCCACTGTGGATGTGGTTGCGGCTGATAAGTGGTTCACTGATGGTGGCACCACTGCTCAGGAAATGCTGGAGCTGCTGAACTATGGCGTGACTGCCATTATCAACGCCTCCAAGATGAAGGAGCAGCCCGACACCATTCTGATGGCATGGGAAGATTACAACACTGTTTCCACTCGTCGCAACTCCGACTCTTCGGACGTGACCGTGCTGGAATACTTCCTGCGCACCAACCCCTACATCCGTAACGTTGAGCCCATCAACCAACTGGATGCAGAAAACAGCGGACTGAATACCAACCGCATGGTTGTGTACAAGCGCGATCCTGAGAAAGTGCAACTGCACATTCCTCAGCCTCTGGAGCTGTTCCCGCCTCAACAGCGTGGTCTGGAATTCATCGTTCCTGCCCATGCTCGCGTTGGTGGCGTGGCCCTCTACTATCCCAAGAGCGTCATCTACGTGCAGGCTTCTGCCTGAGCGTAACAATTAAGGGAGGGACGTTAAGCTATGTGCAATTGTTTCTCTTGAACAATGCTCATTGCTTATCGTCCCGAACTTGAAAATCCCCCTCGTGATGCAGGGTTTGGCATTATTACAAGGAGCGGGCTCATTCAACTGACGCCTGGTCTTAATCAGGAAATTCCTGATGAGAAATGGAAGGAAGCGAAGGAAAATGGCACCGTTAAAAAGCTTCTTGCTATTGGCGCCATCGAAGAAATGAAAGAACAGGTGATGGTAGAAAATCTGCCTGAAAATGTTCAAAGCCTTAGCGAACTTCCCCTCACGCAAGCCATTCGCGCCATTGAACTCATCCA